ATTAGAATAGAAAAAGCCTTGTCCACATCGTTAGTTAATGGACTTTCGCAAGTCTCATATGTGGCTAACCTATTTGCTGATTCTGTGATTAATCTGCGATATTGCGTGTTAAGAAAGCCAGCTTTTTCTACTTGGCTTTCGTAATCTGTCCCTCTCCATTGATAGTCATTAGTGACTGCTAAAATCCTAGTATTTAAAATTGGCAAATATCTGCCTTTTGAACCTCTGTAACTTACCCTTACATCTACAGTTCCACCGATTTCAGTAGCTTCAATTTCAGAGTAGATGAATTGCTTCAAGTCCATGCCGTCACCAAGCATTGGAGTTTCAAGTTGGCAATAAATTCGATTGTAAAGATTGGTTGTAGTTCCATCAGGGTTTATCTGAAGATATGTATCGTATCGTTCAGGTTGGAAAGTCTCCCAAAGATGATTGTAAGAACCATCTGCCGTTGGTGCATAATCAACAGAAAATTGAAAGCATCGATTCTGACTTTCAATCTTTCCAACAGTCCATTGAACTGGTCGAGTTCCTGTCCACACTCCAGCCCATGCAGGTTGCCGCCCACTTCCCCATTCTGCGGCAGGAGCATAGTCCATAACCATTGTGTCAGTATTAAGTTTTGACAGGTATGGAACGGAATACATTAAATAGTTTTCAAACGCAACGGCACAAATATTAGATGGATTTCCATCCATCAAACGCTTTGTTCGTGCCATTTCAATATCCTTAAACAATACTTGCGAACTTAAATATGATGCCGCCGCAACATCCGCCGCAACAAGACCACCATCCGAATACCACCACATCTGACCCGCTTGAAACGCAATTGACCGAGGAGCAACGCATCCAACTGTTGGATAAAGTGTGTTTTGGAAGTTAGCAGTTGTAGTCCATTGCGTCCTGTCTAGAACTCCAGATGCTAACGAATATGTGGCGCGATCCGTAAACACGATTAGCCGAGTAGAGGTATCCTGACCGACATACGAAACAAGACCCGTAACAGGTCGCACAAACGCGAAATCGCCCCTTCCTGTGCCTTGTGTTCGTTCCCTCCAGCTAGTTGGGTCGCCAAGATCGGAAGCAAGAACAATATTCTTCTCTGCAATCCACATCCTATTGCCGCTATAAGCCATGTGTGTCCCAGTAGGAATTGACGAGTCCTGCGTTCCAACTTTATTTGAACCATCCCAGTAGGCAGGCGCAGAGATGCCATCCTGCATCATAATGATTGTATGTGCTGGCGTTACTAGTTCGTTTTCGGATGTAGCCAAATTTGCCGTTTTTGTGGCTAGTGCAAAGAATAGATTCTCAACATCAGGATCGAACTTAATGTTGTTTAGTTTGTAATCATTCCAGTTTTTAGGCTGAACTAGTGGGAAAGGTGCGTAGTAAACATTGCCGTCTACTGCAAAAACCATGTAGCTCAATTCGCTTGCAATGACTCCTTCGCCATTTACATCGAAAATCTTTGCGGGAACTGCTGTTTGAACTCCATTTTCTTCACGGCTAAACGATGCGTCTTTTTGTTTGTTGGCTTGAAAAATAATTCCGCCTTGCAAGTTGCCGGGAGGCAGAGAAAGGCGCATTGTGTAGCCGGGTCGAGTCTGCGCGATTCCGCCGCGAATAGAAAGGTTGGTTCCCCATTTAAATTGGTTTTCTGGCAATGCCCAAGGATTGCGAACAGAATTGACTCCCTGCGTCCACCCTGTGGTGATCTTTTGAAGTCTTCCACTTGTGATGTTATCACTTTTCATTAGAACATCACGGGATCGTGTCCGTCAGCATAGACGAGATTTTGAATTTGCGGAGGTTGGAATGAATGACCATCAAGATGCTCCTGCTGATTCTTTAAATAATTGAACGCAACGCCCCAGTAACGAGTTGCTTGATCGGCAAAATCTTTATCTTCCAAGTCGCAGGCATGAACCGCAGTAATAATCGCTCGCTCATGCTCAAGCGGAATGTAATCCTGCTTGCTTGTTACAGTCGGAGGTGAGATGCGATATGCAATCCGCGCCCAAGCACACTTCTTGCCAATGCGAATGCGCCGATAGCTTGGATTAGTTTCATCTGGATGATACTGACCGATCAATGTCAAATCGTTGCTCCTACCATAATCCCATGCATATAGACTAACATATCCATCAGTTATAGGCTTTTCAATGTGTGCAATGCTCTTAACTAGAGTTGGACCTTGCACATTGTCCACAAAGAATTTTGAAGCAGTATTATTTCCTGTTGTTAAATACTCAACTCGACCAGTTGTGCTGGAAAGGTTTTTAGCATTTGTCAAAGTATTATAAAGTTCAAACTCGTCGGAATCTACCTTGCGAACATAGTATGTCGTGCCTGCCGTCAATCCACTTGGTAACACATCGTTTTCAGTTGCACGAACAGTTACGGAATCGCCAGTTTCATACAAGCAAGCAGGCGCATAGATGCTGGTCGAAGGTTGAACTGTCATTACTCTGCGAATGTCTAGCGTCAATCGACCTGTTCCCGGCGTTGTAATTGGAACTAGTATGCCACCAGAGTATACTTTAACACGATTGCCGAATAATTTTACAGTATAATCAGTTCCAGCAACCAACGGAGATGGCAATATGCCAGATGTGCTAAAATTAACTATCTCATCATCTCCAATAAATTGAATATTATCTGGCTCGATTAAATTGTCATAAACACTAGGAGTGACAGTATAGCGAATTCCGAAATAAGTTTGACCAGTTCCAAATGCGGTTGGTATAACTTTACCTCTGGAAGCAAATATATTGTCTACATTGCCCGGAAGAAGATTGGTAGCTACACTATAACTAAATTGAGTAGGAGAAATGTATGTTATTATTTTAAGACCATTATATTCATTTTGTTCTGCTCCGCTAATTAATATTTGATCATTATTTGAAAATCCGTGCGGAGAATTTGTTGTAACAGTAGCAACCGATGTAGATAAATTTAATATAATGCTAAAGATACTCTTTTCTCCTATTAAGGCGTTTGCTTGTGATGTATAAACTTGACCAAATTGATCAGTATTTTTGCGTAACCAGAATTGTGTTACGCCATTATCAATTGAAGGAGTAGTTGTTGGAAGAAGAAAATCAGTTCCAAAGTAAAAGCCTTGAGTTTGACCTAGAGAGGCATAATCACCACGCCAGTTGCCAGTAAACGACACGCCAAAAGACCTAGAAAGAACAATATAAAAAGCACCCGATCCAGATGATTTAATATCAACATCAGAATAATCAGTTCCTTTAATTGTAAATGTATTTCCAACAGTAGGATTTTCTGCTCTATAAACTGTTCCAGATACTAATGGTTGCGGTAATACACCTGTGCTTTGAAATTCTACAAAAACTCCAGTTGATGGAGTAATCGTTACACTTGGTGCAGATGTATATCCAGTTCCTTGAGTAATGATCTCAACTGATGTAACCTGACCTCCAGCAACATTAGCTTTTGCTGTTGCTCCAGTCCCACCACCACCTTCAATCTTAACTTGTGGTGCTTCAGTATATCCAGAACCAGCAGAGTTTTGTGTAAATCTTGAAATAAACGATGTTGTAATACTTGCTGATGCAGTAGCTAAATTCCCCGTTGCAACTCTAGCGGCAGTAATTGTTCCAGTTGCATTAGGTAAATCTGCACTTACAGGATATCGAAATGTTGTAGAATCTACAACTGTTATTGTTTTTGTTCCATTATAGGCATCTGGCGATGCCCCACTAATTAAAACTTGAATTCCATTTGTAAATCCATGAGGAACGGCAGTTGTAGCTGTTGCTTGTAATGATCCAGAAGGAGCAGTTGTAATGCTTGTGACCGCAAATCCTGCATTTGTTGGAGGAGCAATTGTTACAGTTGGTGGTGACGAGTAACCTGCTCCAGACCTAACAATAATAATTTCAGAAATTGTATTTGTTATTGTATTTCTAATAGCATATCCAGTTGCCGTTTCATTTGGTTGTCCAGCAGGAACATCAACTGGCGCACTAAATGTAACAGTAGGTTCCGATGTATAATTAGAACCTCCATTAGAAACGCGAACTGAAGTTACAGAACCAACTGGAACTGCTGTAAACTGCGCTCCAATTCCTGTTGGAGTAGGAATAGATAAAGTAGGAGCAGAAATTTGATTTGTTTTCCCAACACTTATTGTTGCTGGAATTAATTTTACTAATGAAAAAGTTCCGCTTCCAGCAGTCAAAAGAACAATAGGATTAACAAAAAAAGTAGCATTTGATGCAACTGCGTCTGCCTGATTTTCGTGAAGCGTCACCGATGTCGAATCGATGACATTTACAAAGTAATTCTTGTTGCTGATTAATGGTCTTGGCAATACGCCACCAGATGTAAATGCCTCGACTTGATCTCCATCAACAAACAAGTGTGGAACTGTAAATGTTAACTTTGTTTCAGGGAAGATTTCTTTGCGAATATCAACATTAATAGGAGATGTCGATCCAGTTGTGTAAACCTCATTGTAATTGTTTTGAGCATTTTCCTCTGTTTCAAAAATTTGAAGGTTTGTAGAATCTAAAAGATTGCCAAAATATGTTTTCCCAGATTCAATAGGAGCAGGTAGGGTCTGTCCAGCAGGGAATACAATGGGATTGGCACTACTAATGCCAATCGTTGGAGCGGTTGCAAATCGTAATGCAGTAACAACACGGCTTGCCCTTTGATCAAGAAATTCAAGTGGATCAGCACCAACAATTGATTGTAATGAAATAGGGTAGTCGCCTGCTTGAGCGTTTAGTGAGTCGTTGTAAATCTTGATGGTGAGAGCATCAACAACGCCGATGTAGTAAGTTTTACCGCTAGACAAAGGAACTGGAATGGTCCCAGAGATTGGAATTGGAGTGACCGACATTCCCTGCCCAGAATTTAATTGGTGAGCAGTAGCAGACTTAAATAGCTGGATTGGCGAAATCGATACTTCGCGTGTATTAACTTTAGAGTCAGATGGGACGATAGTTCCGTAAGGAAAGTCAGAGATGCTATTGATGGGAACAAGTAATCCATCTACACCTGTGCCGTCTGGAAGTTGACTGCGGATATCTCGATTTAAATCATCTGTGCCAATAATACGAAGAACTTTGCCAACATCATTGCTGGATTCGGCAATGGCTACTAGTTCGGAAGGCTGGATGATCTCCATTAGAGTCGCAACATATCCTCGATCATCCCATGCCCACTCGACGGGATTGTATTTCCCACCCTTGTTTACATGATACTGGAAAAGACGATTACGGAAGTATGTAGGACTGCCGTCCACATTGACCGCAAGAGGCACAGAAACGCCGCGAGGAAGCGCAATGGAGCAACCATCCCATCCCGTGCAGACATCGACCTCTGCGGTAGAATGCATCCAATGTCCACTCTCCATGAGAGTCTGAACCGCCTGACTGATTTTGCGGAAAATTTTAGTCTGGTCTGTCGTTCCTAAAATTTCGGCGCATTCCTCATAGATTTGCGAGACAAACATGATTAGACAGTACCACGGGAAAGTTCTTCGGCAAATGCGGCAAGGTCAGCGTCCTCCATAGCTCCCTCTGGAGTAACAGGAGCAGGAGCAGGCATCTCGCCAGCACCCGTAGCCTGTTGTTCTACCTGCACAGCAAGCGAGTCAATAGCCTCTGCCAATTGCACCACGATGCCGTGTAATTGGTCGAAGGTAGATTTGGGGATACTCATCATTACCTCGCCACCACCAGAAGGCGCAGGAGGCATTGCGGACATTTCGTCGGTCATAGCCTCTTCAGGCATTGGTGCATTTGTTTTTTTCATAAAATTAATCTTCTTCTTCAGCTTCCATCAATCCGTTCTCAATTTCGTCCTCGTCATCGTATTCTTCGGATTCCTCGGATTCCATTTCGGATTCTAAAACAGAACTGGGCTTGATACCACAAATTTGAAGTTCAACGCAATGCCTTTTCTTCTCTTCGCCATCACGCATCACAACTTCTTTTTTCTCCATTACCTTCTTAAAATGAATTGTAGCAGTCCCTTCTTTTGGCAACTTGCTCAATTCTTCTGCATTGTCGAAATACAACGAAGGATAGTGATATTCGCTTTTCGGAGCTTCGATTTCGATTTCAGTCATTCCCATCGCAGGAACTTCTTCACCAAGATCAATGAACCCTTCGGGCAATTCAGCTTTTTCTTTAGTATATGGCATATCAAGGATTCAGTTGCGCTTTCAAAGAAGCAACTTCGGCAGATAGTTCTTGAATCGCTTTGATCATTGGCGCGATTAATTCATCATAACCGATAGAAAGAACATCATCTCCACCTTTAATTTTATGATCTTGATAACCGCCAAAATCAATTCCTTTAGCGTCAATTACTGCTTTTACTTCTTGAGCAATCAAGCCATGATGATAGCGAGTGCGCTTTTTGCTTCCATCATGCGTGATGTTTTCTAATTTAGAATCCTCAATCCACTTTGCTTTAGCAACCTCGTATGCGGCTTTTTCTTCTTCGGTTGCATTAGAATCTGGAATTTGAGGCATTTCTGGGCGATAATCCTCGCGCAAATCATATTTGTAATCAACAGGTCGAAGTTCTTTGATAAAATCTAACCCTAACTGTGTATCCCGAATATCCGCTTTGTCGCGAATGTCGGAACGATTTTGAACTGTTCCGTAAACATAAGTTGTTGTTGCGGAATCTCCGAGTTGAACTTGATTGTTTCCAGTAACCGCAGAATCAGACCCAAAACAACTTGTGTTTACTGCCCCCGTCCCCCCTCCAAACCCTGATCCTTTTCCAACTGCCGTGTTCCTCACGCCAGTTGTAATTTGACCCATTGTGGAATCGCCAATTGCAGTATTCCCAGAACCTGTTGTGGCGTTGTATAAAGAGTTATTTCCTACTGCTGTTGAAGTGCTTGCACTTGTTGCGACACGCAATGCTCTGGAACCAATAGCAGTTACTGGAAAAGTTCCTGTTACGAATTTTGCGGCTTGATAACCAACAGCAGTATGACCATCCAATGCAGTATCATTAAAATCTTTTAATGCTTCATATCCAATTGCAACACATTGTGTAATACCCGAACTAGTTCCAGATAAAGCATTAACTCCAAATACTGTATTTGTTAATTGATTGCTTATACCTCTACCTGCTGTAATTCCGTTAATAGTTACATCTTTATCAAGATTGATTACATTTGATGTTGCTTTTGTGATAGGCATAATTTTAGTTTTCTATTTAATTGTTATTGTTTTTAGTTTAAGCTACTGAAAGCGATATAATGTTAATTTCTGTTCCGCTTGGAACCGCTTGTGACATTGTTAATGTTCTTGGAATTACATTGTCAATTGTATAGTTTGTTGTTTTCTGGACTATTCCATCAAGAGTTACAAGGTATGCGGCAGAAATTATAGACAATCCTCCAGTAATTGCAAATACAGTTTGAGTTCCATTGCCCGAATATGACCAAACTCCACCAAAATTAGATGCTGGTAAAATTCCAGTAGCTCCTTGGAAACCAGTAGACCCATCAAATCCTGTGGAACCTTGGAAGCCCGTTGCGCCAGTAGCTCCGTCAAATCCTGTTGTTCCTTGGAAGCCAGTAGCTCCGTCAAATCCTGTTGTTCCTTGGAAG